GTAATGTCTTTTGACGAATTTATGAGACATAAAAACAAAGACCAACAATATAAGTGTGGTTATGAAAATTTATGTTTTTTAATTCATGATGGGAATTACCAAATAGATTTGGATGAAAAATTCCATGAAAAACACAAAATTCCTAATGGAGTTGGTGGAACAATTTACCACGATGGTAATAATACCTATTTCTGTCCTGACTTTGGTGACGACAGACCACAAAGAACTATTCAGGTTTATTAAAACTCAAATTGGTGTTTAAATTCGTAACCTGTTGAGGATTCTTCAACATTCATACGAAAATCTAGTTCTATAGTTTGGTTTTCATTGTTAATTATAAATGTTCCCTCAGAGCCTTCATTTATTTCCCATCCACCATGATTTTGTTCCAAAATGTTGTATAACTTATTTTCCCAAACCGCTGTAAATTCATAATGTTTGTCATCACTATCATTGATTAGACCAACGTCATCAATATAACCTGAATCACCATCACCGCTAAAATTAACACTAATTTTAAGTTTACCATCTTCTTTCCACTGAACCATATCTTCAAGTAATTCCTTTTCGTCAATTTCAAACTCTTGGTAATATGATTCATAACCCATAGTTTGAATATTTTCTTCAATTATTAAAGTTTTGTCTGTTGTTGAATACTCACATGACACCGTTGCTCTAGAATCACCATCACCTTCTAATGAATCTAAAACTTCATCTTTAATAGTGTCAAAAAAATTATCTAAAAAATCAAATAATTTATTAGGTATAATATCATAAGCTCCACCTTTATTAGTCCAAGGTGAGAAGTGATAATCAACATTCCCGTCGTAATCAACATAAAAGTCATTACTGACACGAGTAAGACCATTACTTAATAGGATATAATGTAAAAGTTTAAAATTTTTTATAGTTTCAGGGTTATTTAATAATTCTTTCATAATAATAAATATCAATCATCAATTTCTAACTTCATGGTTTTAATCATCCATAAAGGTCTTTGTTTATTTTCTAATGCTAACACCCATTCTTTTGCCGATGGGATATATCCGTTACAATCTTCCATTACATGTTGTTCACCAACATAACGGGTGTATACAGTTTTCCCATCACTATTTTTAAATTCAGCACCAAAACGTTGTTCCATTTCAAATATACCCTCAGAGTGGTGTCGAAACATTCTGTGTGATGAATGTCCGTACCAACCTTTTGTTTCATCTAACCATTCGTGTAAATGGATATAATCTTCCCATTTCCCTCCGAATTTTTTAACGGATGATTTTGCATGGATTATTGGATGCGCCATAATTTAGTGTTCTATAGATGTTGTTAATATATAATCCTCAGGAAGTGAAAGACTTTTGATAGTATGTAAGACAAGAATTTCCAGGCCTTCCGGAAAAAGTTCGATAGCATATTCATAATTTGATGGGTATAATTTAACTGATAAAATATTTTTTTTCTGACTAATTGAATGAGAAAATTCCGTAACTTTGATTTCGGAATTTTCACCAAACCATTGGTCGATGTCTTGTTTATTTGTTTTATTTAAGACTTTTTCAAAAAAACTCTTTTTCATAATTATATATACAAAAGAAATATAAGATATTTATTGTTAAGATGAAAGTAAATTTATATGATAAATCTAGTGGACTTGGTTCTGAACAAATAAATGTTATTCAGGACTTCTTGAGATTTTGTCAAAAAAACTCTCCACTTAAGACAGACATTGACATTCATCTTCTTGGCGAACGTTTTGGAGGAATGACTACAGGTGGTGAAATTCCTGGTAAAATTAAAGTTCTTGCTGGTGGAAGAATGTTAATTGACATTTTAAGAACTGTTGCTCACGAATGGGTTCACGAGTTTGCTCGTCAAAGAAATATCAAGTTGAGAGGGTATAATACCACATCTCAAGAAAACTTCTCAAACTCTGAAGCTGGAATTATGATACGTATGTACGAAAAAAGTAATCCGCAATTAACTGAGTTGTTGTATAATTAAAAAAGATTATGTATATTTGTCCTATGGATAGGGACTTTCAATGGATACGTAAGGTAATTGGTTCGATTACCCACTTTGGACAAATTCAATCTGCCGAAAATCTGATTGATTTTTATGTTAAAAAGTATCAAGATTCTGAAGAATTAATAAAATATTCTTTGGACTTTGATTGTAGTATTGTCTTTTTAAATAAAAGTTTAATCAGTAAGAAAACAATTCTTGAATTATGAAAGAAAAACTAAGTGATTTTATTTGGAAATATTTTAAAAATCCCGTTAGAAACTTTTCTACATCTGTCGGTAATTTAATTAAGTGGTTTCCTGTGATTTGGAAAGACCGTGATTGGGACGACCATTATATTTTTGAGGTATTCAAATTTAAGTTAGAAAAACAGTCTAAGTACATTAAAGAAAAAGGATTTCACGTCAATTCAGAACTTGACGCTAAAAGGATGATGTTGTGTGTTAAACTGATGGAAAAAGTTCAGGAAGAGTTTTATATAATGGAATATATGGACTACGAGGATAAAGATTTTTTCTTTGTTCCAACAGGTGATGATATTGAAGATGTATTGGGTGGTTATTATATGGAGACACTTTTGAAAAAAGAAAACTTAAATGATTTTTTCAAAAAATATCCATTGGTTTACAAGAAAATTGTTACTGATAAAAAATATCATATTTTTAAAATCGACAACGAGGACTTAACTTCATACGAAGTTAAATCAAGAATTGCCTTGAATATTGGAAGATACAATCACGAAAGAGCAAGGAAATTACTTTTCAAAATCTTGAGTGAAAATATTGAAAGTTGGTGGAACTAGTTTATAGTTTCACTTTCTTCAGTAGTTTCTGTTACTTCTTCTACCTTAGGTTCTTCAGAATTATCTTTTGATTTTCTATATCCTAAAAGAGTTGCTCCGATTCCAACAAGAATTATTGATTGTGTTATAACGTCAATATCCTTGTTTAAAAACATTTTATCAATACAACCCATAAGGAATGTCAAACCTCCGATAAAAACAATATAAAGACCCGCAGTTCCACTTCCTGATGTTTTTCCTGAACTATTGGAAGTCATCTCGGCGAATGAAAACTGTTTAATGTTCCCAATTTGTTTTTTAATGTATTCTTTCATTTTATCTCCCTTGTCCTTTGTAAGGTTTTTTGTAATTCTTACTCCTTTTATTGGATGTAAATTTCTTTGATGATTTACCTGATTTTTTAACTCCGAATGATAACTTCGTTGAACCTGTTGATTTAGCTGCCATTATTTCATTTATTTAGCAATAAGTATATAAGTTTTTTAAAAAAATTAATATTTATAAATAAAATGAACTTTGTTCATAAACTTTAAACCCACGTTAATGGATAATGACGAAAATGAAACGAATTCTAAAGGAAAATGTTGCCACTTATTGCCTTATGCTCGCAATGTTTTTCAATCCACTAGGATTCGACATAATGTTCAAAGTAATTTTAGACTACACAAGTTCTTATTGGATTACCACAGGAATTTTCTATTGTATTTCAGCATTATTCTTTGGGTTGTATTTCTCATTACGAACTAAAAAATGAATATCAAAAAACTAATCAAAAAAGTTCTTACAGAATCAGTAGAAAAACCACTTATTTCGGAACACCTTAATTATCATATAACAAATGAAATTCCATTGAATGATAATATCTTTAGATTTGGTTCTGAGGAATTCTTTAATGTTATTAACGAAGCTCGTGAGTTATATTATGAAGGAATGGTTGAATTAAATGAGGATGATGTTGAACTTGTTGAATCTGATTTTGGAACACAAGTTAGATTATCAAGTGGTAGAGTTGTTTACTTGGATACTCCGATGGAAGAATCATTTATTTCTGAAGCTGAGTATAACGGAAAGAAAGTTGAACTTGGTAAACCAAGAAGAAATAGTGGTGGTGGTAAGAAATATGTTGTCTATGTTAAAAACCCATCAACAGGTAGAGTTAAGAAAATTTCATTTGGCGATGTTAAAGGTGGTTTAACTGCTAAGGTGTCAAATCCTAAAGCTCGTAAATCATTTGCCGCAAGACATCAGTGTTCTAAAAAGAAAGATAGATTGAGTGCTGGTTATTGGGCATGTCGTTTAAACCGTTTTGGTTAT